AAGGGAAACTTCTTGCTCCGTGATTAAGGAATCGCCACAAGTCAGTTCACCAGCAGGTGTCCAACCTTTACCTTGAACATAAAATGGATGCTCAGGTGTGGCCTTTATCATATGGCCATTGGAGAGTTGGATGTCAAGCGTCTTGGCAGAAGATTTAGTCATGCCAGACCAAGAAACAGATTTGAAGCCTTCGCGGGTAAGAACTTGCTCACCTACGATAACTGAAGAGATTGGCTTGTAACCAGATGCAGTCAGAACAGGAGTGTTCCCTTCTAGACATGCGTCGAGTCTATCGGGCGAACCAATAGAACCTAGTGGTTCCCACTGGACTAACTGGTCCTCTAGGGCATCAAGACCTCTAAGGTGTTTGACTTTACCTCGCTCATACAAGGAGGATACTGGTTCTGCCCTAGCGAACTTACCACGAGAGGCATGTACCAACTTAACGGGGACTGTTTCATCTACCGTATGAAGGGTAGAACGGACCATATCTCCACCCTGATTACGTTCAGCCACAATCTTATCGGCTTCATAGAGGTTATAGAGAGCAATGGCCTTAGTGGCCCATCCTTCTGGTGTGTAGCGATCAGTAGCATCCTCTAGGATGTAACTACAGCCATTCAAGTCAATACCAGCTACAATGATGCCTGTCATGTCACTCTCAGCATTGGAGGTAACGGCAGGGTCAACAGAGATAACTACACGAGCAAGGGTCTTAGCGAAAGCTACAGGGTCATCTACACCCTCTACTTCACACCTAGACAGGAGTTCCCTAGTCCACAAGGCACCAGAAGCCTCGTCCATAATCTCAGCATAGAGTTCCTGACGCCCAAGGCGAGTACCTTCATACTGGTCTTTGACTGCTTGAATGAATGTAGGGGCAAGGTTGACAGAGTTATCAAAGGTAGAACCGTAGGTCACTACAGACTTGGGGTTCTTTAGAATATCACGGACTAGCTTAGTGGGTCTGGGAGTTGTAGTCACACAGACTTGAGGGTGCTTACCAAGACGGAGGGTAAACTGAAGCATATCCCAAGTATCACGGTCTTTATTCCATGCAGCCAACTCATCACACCAAGCAGCCTCGAACTGAGGACCACGGAGACGCTCTGGCTCTTCAGCAGAGAAGAACTGGACATAAGCCCCATTCTCCCACGTCAGAAGACGCTTGGTAGGTGCCCACAAAGGATTACCCAGTGGTTTACCCTTATGGTCCTTATCACCCCTCCAACAGCGCGCTAGGAAGCCAGACTCCCCATTAACCATAACACGTTCGATGTCAGAGTTTGTAGCAGCAATAGCAGCGATACGCTTAGTACCGTTCTTTACCTTAGCCCTTACCCACTCAACACCAGCACGGGTCTTACCGAAGCCACGACCAGCGTTCACATACCAAACGTTCCAATTACCTTCTGGTGCAATCTGTTGGGGTCTAGCCCAGAAAGCCCAAGTATAGATAAGCTCTTCTGCTTTCTCTGGGGGGAGTTGGGCCAACAAGGAGACTACATCTTCACCCATAGCCCTTAGATCATCAGCATGGATGGGAAGGCCATTCTTTTTGGTCATGGTTATTTGTCAATCTTTAGGTTTGGCGAGGGTGGATGGGATCGAACCACCGACGACGCAGTTTTGGAGACTGCCGCTCTGCCACTGAGATACACCGACGCATCTGTTACAAAACCTAGGTCATTCTTCTTTACTGTCCGAGGTTTCGTCACTCTGACGTTTCTTACCAAGCAAGGCCAACAAATCTTCGATTGCGCCCGTGTCTTCCGAGACATCTTCTGGATCAGTCTCTTCTACTTTCAATGTAGGTGACCAACCAGCACGGCTACGGAGAAATAGTTCAGCAGCCTTTAGATCACCACCCTTAGCAGCATTGATAACTACAGAACCAATCTCTTCTTGGATGGAAGCCCTAGCAGAAGCAATATCGTCACGGTAAATCTTGTAGAAGGTTTGGTATGACTTCGGGGCATTCTTCATTGTAACTACAGAATCAAAGATGACTCTCATAGAGACTCCAGCACAGATGCTAGCCCTAATCTTAGTAGCAATCTTCATATCATGAGGGAGAGATTGAGCAGCCATCTGAATAACTCTTTCTTAATTGGCAGTACTATTGTATTTGACTACAGAATTAGGAAGAGACTACTTAGTAAATAACCCTACATCGGTAGGTGCAACTACAAGAAGGTTGAGAGTTGTTCACCTAGTTGAAAGGCTATTATCTAAGAGGTCTTATACTATAGTGGGTAGCCTAAGTCGCACTTCATGCTTGGATAACTACAAAGAAGAGAAATAAAACACAATCTTTGTACTGGTAAGCGGATATACTATAGTTCCCTACTATAGTTCTCTACTACAGTTCTAATCCAGATACTTTGTTTTTCTTCTCTTTCTTCTTCTTTGTTATCTGTAGTAGGATTCTATAGTTATCCCCCTACCCCCTATCTATATATAGGTACCTTTTTTTGCCAATCGTCAAGCAAGATTTTGAACTATTTTCACACTTTCTGCTAACCCTATAGAATCTAACGAAAGAATTATTTGGATAAGTACCTAAAGATGCACATATGTCACACCTTAAGTATCTTTGCCAAGGTCTACATTTTGTAGTCACAAGACGAATGTCTCAAAACCTTACGGGGTTCCTACTAGATGTGGTGTTAAGCTGTAGGTACAGGCACAACTGACTTCAAATTTTTTGTTTTGGATTTCGGTGGGGCAACCCAACCGCCCCGAATCACCTCGGTATAATCCCAAGGGTCCCACCCCACGAATCAATCCCATTGTCAACCCCCCATCGTAAAATACCTGCCCAAGTGTGGTAAAAATAATAGTTTAGTATTAAACTAATACCGAAAGGGGTATATGTGAAAGTAGTTTAGTATTAAACAATCCAAAGTGTGGCAAAAGTATCACAATAGGTAAGATATTGAACGGAAAGGGAAATAAAGCTTGACAAAGTGAAAGTATTAGGCCGAATGGTGATTCGCCATACCAAATGTTATACTATAACATCCCGCGCAATGTCCTCTATACCCATGAATCCCATAACATTTTTCCCATGTAACGTTTTGATACTGAGGTATTATGATACCACACGCACACGGGCCATAGGAAGGGCAAGGCGATAGCGTAACGATTATCCCTATGCAGGGTAGCTACAGTATCGACTCGCCTGTCCTATGGCCTTCCTACGGCCTGCATGGGGTATCAATCGCAAGAGTCGTACCGACAAGTAAAGCAGCACCATTTACCAATGACTCCACTAAAGCCGATTGAATAGCTTGGACTATATTCCCAACCCCAAGAGTCCTTGAATGCTTTGCCATGCGTTTCCGCTTCCTGTTGTGTGGTGTGGTATGTAGTTTCCCTTATCATGCTAGGACTCCCTGTTGAACGTGTTTCTTTCCGTTACCATGCGCGACAATTGCAATGGATTTTGCCTTACTTGCGACACCATTGCACAAGCGGCAGGTGTCGCATGTGGCCCTCTGTCCGGCCTCTTTACTAGCGGGACACAAGGACTCTTTACCTTTGACTACATCAGCAACAGATGAAACGACTCTGAATGTACGTTCGCCTTTCGCCCATGCAGCTTGCGCCTGTCCCAATGTATCGGCGCTAGTCATTAACAGATCGGGCATAGGATTGACACTTGCGTGCGTGTAGGCTGTCCAGCCTTTAGAATGTCTGACAAGCTCTAACCAAACATCAATCGGCGCTGCTGCAGGGTCGCCATAACTGCCCACGCGGATAGTCCTATCGCGTGCAAGGTTAGCTAACTGATAGGGTGTCGCCTTGGGATATGATCCTTTCCTGTATGCTTTCCATATGGCAAGCGGACCATGCAAGAGGTTAACATAACATGACCGCTCTTTTGCCCATCCTGTGGCTTTGTCTGTGGGCTTTCCCATATGTGGACAGTTGCCGCATATGCTAGAGTCTTGGCCAGTTCGACTCGCTTCAAGAGGATTGGAATCTTGCAACAGAATCCAAGTTTGAATCATGGAACCTGTCTTAGCGTTCTTGCTATCCCTTGTAGCAATTACAACAATTGGCTTGCCGTCATATAGGCTTGCCCCTTCGTATAGAATGAATCCGGTCATGATTAAAACCCCGCCAATGACAGATCGTTTAAGTCAGTATAAGCAACCCCGATAAAAGTTCGCTGTTCGTCATAGTAAACTTGATATCTTACTTTTATTGATCCGTCCTTACAAGGTTTGAAGTTTTGAAAGCGCACGAATCCTACTATACACTGCTTTAAAAGTACCTCAATCTTTTCCACACCCTCTTTATTGCGCAACATAACTGCAGAATCTAATTTGTCATAACCTTGATTATCAAAGGTTAATTCAGGATAGGCTTTAAAAAGGTCAACAAGTTTCATGATTTATTCAGCTTTCAAATTGATAACGGCCACGGGATTCGACGGGTAGAGCCGATTCCATTTGTCGCGATACGATTCCGCCTCAGAACGTGTAAAGGCAAGATTGCCGATACGTTCGAGTCCATCAGGATTGAATTTGCGTTCTACCGCCAAGCCCCAAGTTTTTGTGTAAGCAGACATTCATTTCACTCCTTTGATAAGACCAGATTCCATTGTGACATTGGCGAAAAATTCCCGCCCCATGCCTGTTATATGTGGCCTATTGGCGACAGTCAGGAAACCATCATCCCGGTATTCAGGCCCAAAAAGACTCGTCTCGATATAGCGCAAGCGTTGACCGATGGACTCTTTAAGTACCTTTTTTGACGGATATTTTACGACAAGAGTCATACCAATTCCCCTTCAAAGTAAGCAAGATTCCAAAGATTCGTGATTTCCGATTGATTAATCACAAAGCGACGCGCCACATTGTCCAACTTGAATGAGCGGATTTTCCCATCGATAAACCATTGACTGGCAAACAGGTGCATAGGGCCACCATTGCATGAAACGACGTTCAATCGTTGCGTGAGTCCATCGCATTTGCGTTCCCAAGCGATATCAACAGATGAAAGCCAGACTTGAGCCTTTGTTTTAGTCCATTCCATTTGCAGAGTCCTTTTCGAGTGTGTAGCGCGATAGCGCGATTGAGCCTGTAAGGCGAAGGTGTGTTACTTGGTGAAGATTGCCAGCAAGGCGAAACCTTGGAATATCGCGACAAGTAAGAGTGCTTCAGACATTTTCTTAACCTCGTTTTTTGTTTCCTTGTATTGTTTATGACAAGCTTAGAACCGATTCGCAACAGGTTATTCAATTGTTTCACTCTATTCACTTTGTTGTGATAAGATAAGATTCAGACTTGACTTTGTAGGCGAATCAATATAACCGCACCTGCCCGTGATTCCTTTAAGCTTGTAAACCGCCCCAAAAATACCCTATTGACAACAGGCCGAATCATATGCTATAAACGAATCACATTGCAGCACTGCCTCGGGGCCGGATCAAACGATTCGTCTCGCAAAAAACAGGGAGGTTGGGCAATCAAAACTTTTGTAACACGACCACGTGAGTCGGGATTAAGTCCTGACCCTTTTACTATGTAATACCGATTAACATAGGCTTTCAGTATGTAATACCGATTAACATAGGCTTTCAGTATGTAATACCGATTAACATAGTTTTTTGGTTGTGCAAGGTAGGGTGTGTTTTCAAGCTGTTGACGCCTGACCCCCCAGATGGAAATGAAGGGGTTGACCCCAGTAAGGGAATTGTTCAGAGAATCCCCACCGAGGAAATTTGTAGTCAAGACCCCACTGAGGGAATTTTGGTTCCAACCCCTACCAAGGGAATGACGTGATCGAAACACGAATCATATCTAACACTTTGTAGTTACAAGAGAAAGATTCTTCTTGACTTCCATGAACGAATCAGTCTATAAGCCTTTAACGGAAACAGGAGAAACAACATGACCATGACCACGCTTAACGCTATCCGTGCAGCATTACCTTGCCACGATGGCTGGACAAAACTTCTAAAGCATCTTGGGAAGACCTCTGCCGACGATGCACCACTGCCCCTGCTGACTGTGCTCAACAGCAATGGCCTTGAGGATACCTTGTGGGTGCTGGACAATACCAAATGTGATCCACGTCTGGCTCGTCACTTTGGGGCTTGGTGTGCAGAGCAAGTCTTGCCAATCTTTGAGGCTGCCTATCCCAATGACATGCGCCCACGCAATGCTATCTCTGCTGCTAGGGACGATGCTGCTACCCCGGAAGAGAGGGCTGCTGCTTGGGCTGCTGCTAGGGCTGCTACTAGGGCTGCTGCTGGGGCTACTAGGGCTGCTGCTTGGGCTGCTGCTTGGGCTGCTGCTTGGGCTGCTACTAGGGCTGCTGCTTGGGCTGCTGCTAGGGCTGCTGCTGGGGATGCTGCTTGGGCTGCTGCTGGGGATGCTGCTGGGGATGATGCTTGGGATGCGCAGGAAGTACAACTTCGCAAGATGTTGACGGAGGGGTTCTGATGTCACGTAAACTAGACTTGCCCAAAGTGGATAGCTCAGAGGGTGCCGTGGCTTTCCTTACTTATCTGCACCAACAGGGTTTGCTGTATCACCCTGAAGACAATGCCTATAACTGTCTGTGGGCGTGTAACCTAAGTGATGAAACACTAGGGGATATCAACGACGGAATGACTGCCTGCTTTACCCACATCTCAGATCCCTGTGAAGTGGCACTTACAATCATCAATGGAGAATAGAATGAAGCGGGGGTTGTGATGATTAGTGACGAAGAAATTCAGTTCTACAAGAACCTGCGCAAAGACATCGCGCAGAACCCGGAATGGATGGCAAGCGCCTTGCAAGCTGTTCATCAAGGAGTTGAGGACCGTTTGAAGCAGGAGGTCCACATGCGCGTTGAGTGGGAGACTGTGGCTTTAAACGCTATGGCTACACGGCTTTTCAAAAGCAACAAGGGATGGTTACGCGGAAAGATTGAGGCCCTTAAAAGCGAAGCATCTTTCAGGTGGGACCACATTATCGAAAGGTTGACGGAATGATGACACAATACCCAGACAAAGTTTGGTGCCTGATGCACAAGGGTGTATTCCAGACAACCGCGCCAATTAAGGACCAGTTGGTTTGGGAATGGCAAGAGTTCGTGCTGCCATCCGCCGAAGTGCTGCGCCTGACCGCCCGCATTGCCGCCCTTGAGGCGGTGGTAGCTGCGGGTGATGGGTTGGCGGAGGCTGCACAAAACATGGCGGACTATGGCACGGTGTTGGCTGAACAGAAATATCACAGAAATCTTGACACCGCCCTCACCAACTACCGCGCCACAAAGGAGGCCGCAAATGGATGACATCGACATCAGCCGGGAAGCTTGTGAGGATCACGCTAACTATTGCAGGGGCTTTGGTCCATCCACCACCCCTGACTTGATCCTCGCCCTACGTGCCGCCCTCGACCGCGACAAGGCCAGCGGATGGAAGGCGATTGACCGGGCTGTTGCGCTGACATTTGCCAACGATGTGCTGCAAGCCAAGCTGGACCGCGCCGAGGCTGACAAGGCGGCTGCGGTGGAGGTGGAACGTGAAAGGTGCGCGAAGATTGCGGGGGGATACGATGGCAACGGAATGAATGTCGGGACGGACTGCCCCCTTGGCGATGCCTACCAGACACGTCGCGACATCGCCGCCGCCATACGCAAGGCATTGCCGGAGGCTAAGCCATAGAAAAGAATCATTGCACCCTATAGACTATCCGTGTATAAACTTAGCAACAGCAAAGAAGGACTAAACAAATGACTGACTATCTCTCGCGTACTGTAGTAGATGCCTTTGTCACTGGCCGTAAGGTCAAGGGGCAGTTTGCTACTGTAAAGTTTATCAAGCAAGATGGCTCTTTGCGGGTTATCAATGGTTGCTTCGCCCCCCTTAGCCATATCATTGGTTCTGAGCGTGGTGTTATGCAGGGAGAACAGATGAAGGCTCGTGGGCAGGTCCCTATCTATGATGTACAAGACAAGAAGTGGAAGAGTTTCTACATGGACAAAGTAGTAGAGATTGCTTGACTGTCTTGTAGATTTGGCATAAGGTACCCCTAGATGGAAAACCAACTACCTCACTGGCTACAGAAAGAGTTGGAATGGTTTGGGTTGTTCGAGGTAGACGCCCAAGTCATACGACCCAAGAACCGATACCTACAGGAAGAGAAGCCTGTGGTTTGGAAACCAACCTACCCTAACCAAGAACCACCATTCTAATTGGAGATGCCAGATGAATACCGTAAAGAATCAAGAGTACACCATCGACATCCAAGACCCCTCCAATGGGAATGATGTAGTTGTCACTGCTAAGCTGTATTCAGGTGGGGATTACTACAGCTACGATGATGAGGGCGGTTGTTGGCATGAGATTGTGACTGAGCCAGAGTTCTGTGACTACAACTATGAAGATTTGGAGACGGAGGCATTTGGTATCTTGCCAAAGGAATGGAAGCCTATGGTAGACCTTATCCTACGTAACATCTACTGGGACAGGGAGCTTAACCGTTGACGGAACCTGTTGACTACTACAAACTCTGTAGGAACTATGCCTCACGCTATAGGGTATCTGTAGACCAGCGTGAGGACTTGGTTCAAGAGGGATACCTAGCATACCTAGAGTGTGTAGATAAGGGGTGTACTCACCCAGACTTGATTGAGACAAGCATCAGACAGGCTATGTACAGCTACACCAACTTCAAGAGTATGCCTGTAGAAATCCCTTCTCGCAAAGACTACTATGGCCTCAAGAAGAAGTGGGAGAACCTAGAGACACTGGATGGCCTTAGTGCTACAGAGAGGGCCTTGTACTTTGCCCTTACAGGGGAATATGTGTCTGTAGATACCTTGGACAAAGAGGCTGTAGAAGGCTCCCATGAGGAACTGTTGTCTCTGGGTATGGCTGTGACTAAGGCCTTAGATGAACAAGAAGCCTCTGTGTTCAGGAAGATTGCCCTGCATGGCTACGAGATGCACGAGGTTGGAGATGCCCTTGGATGCTCGAAACAGAGAGTCAATCAGATATACCAAGGTGCCATAGAGAAGCTGAGAGAGATACTTATGTAACATTACAGCAACACTTTGGGTATACTTTTCGGACTGCTTGACGATTGAAGAAAAAAGGTACCTATAAGTAAGTAGGAACTATAGTTTCCCTACTATAGATTCAAACTATAGTGAAGACAAAGAGAAGAAAAAAAAACACATCCTTTGGATAGAAACTATAGTAGGAATCTATAGTATCAGATTCTTGTCTTTGCTTTTCATTATTTTTGTAGGTACTCCCCAAAGGGGAAAACAGAAGGATGGAACTATAGTATGTCTGAATCCCC